ATTAGCTGTAGCATCGCCTTTCTTGGCCCTGGTCGTGGCCCTGGCACCAGAACCAGATGTCCTCCAAAAGATGTCGTCTCTTTCGCCTTGGGTCCACCAGATTGATAATTCCCGGCAAATATCCCTTTCAAATTGACTTCCTTTAGCCATCCTCTTTCTCCAAATGTTTTAAACGTGATTGTGTTGCCCTGGATTTTCGCCACAAATATTTAAAAATCTTTTCATCCCAAGAAACAGAAAACCAAAGAAATTGAATCACAAATTGACAATATGGAATCTTTATTCTAATTCGTCCACCATAATTATCAATGGATAATGAGATATCAATTTCTGGTGCATCCAATGTCCAAAATCTAAAAAATAACCAGGAAAAAGAATATAAAGCCGTATTAAATCCTCGCATGGATTTATAGCCAAAAATAGGTAATAAAGGAAATCTTGCCCACCTATACCATTTGACTTTATCAGGTTCCCAAGGTTCAAAATCATAAGGCAAACAATTTAATGTTTTCATCGTTTATTCTCCTTATCAAATTGCCTCGATGTCATTCCCGTATTTTTCAAATATTCTTTATCAATTTCTTGAGCGGTCCGCCCTATTTGATAATGTGATGTAAAATTGGTTCTCCATTCTTCAAATTTTGCCAAAAAAGAATAAAAAGACAATTCATCAAACCAATCAATAAAATCTTTTGGATGAAGACTTTCTTCCAAATCCAATTGCATTTTTATTGGGGTTGGACCATCAAAAGGTAACTTGACCAACGGAAGATTTCGTTTATAAATCTTTTTTGCCTGAATATTATTAAACTTAGCTAAAATATTATTAGTTGTCGCGCCTGTAATATACTTAACAGCCGTTTTCTCTGCTACCCCGGATATCCCCTCTACTTTATCCGATGTACAGCCAGCATACGCTTTTACACTTGCCCATTGATCAGGAGCAATATTCCATTCCCTTTTCAACCAATTTTTAGTTATTTGTTTTTTTGATCTTGGATTATAAATTTTGGCATAATTCAAAAGCTGAAATAAATCATGATCAGACGAAACAATAATTACATTATGATCAGGAAGTATTTTTTCTAAATCCATTGTTACTTTAGCAATCAAATCATCCGCTTCATAACCTGAACATAAAAATGTATTTTTAAATCCAACACCAGGGATAACTTTTTTTCTCAATAATTTTTCCTGTCTTATAAAAGATGCCTTTTCTTCATCCGTCATTGTGCTTTTCCGATCTTTATATCCTGGATAAATAATCTTCCGAAAACTCCTCCTTGAATCCCAACAAAAAATAAATTTGTTTGTTTGAAATTTTTTTGCCAATTTTAAAAGATGTAAAAAAAATCCAAAAATAACCCCCGTTTCCAAATCCCTATCTGCCAAATCGCCAACTGAATGAAAAGCGATATAACAAATATTCTTAGCGTCAATTACCATTATATTTTGCTTATTCATTTTTTTGTTTAATTCCACTATCGTGATCTTTTTTGAGTAGAGTAATGGTCATAAGTTCAAATATATCTTTTGTTTTTTTAAAAATGAAATTCATTCCTTGATATCCATATAAAAAATGACCATCCCCCCATTTTTTTAATTCAAGCCTTTTCCCATGACGATATGCGCTTATTGCCCTTTTTAAAAGCCAAGTATGTAATCCATCTCCTGTATTAGAACTTTCACGTATCCATACTCCTAAAAATCGTTGAGACACCCTATCAATCGAATGCGGAGTTAAAATTATGGAACCTTTTAATTTTCGATCAGTCATATTTTCCCTGCCTGGTAAAACGCGTTTGTTTTTCTATTTTTGCCCACCTTTCATTTACCTCATCATATAAATCCTCTATCCTCTGCGGTTCACTTAACATCCAATTTAGCAAAGCTTCTTTACTATCAAAATCCATACCTTCCCATCTGACTTTTTTTTCATTTGGTCCATAAATCCAATCAAGCATCGACATAATATCATCAATACCATAATCAAAATAAACAGGAAATTCAGCCTCCCGATAAGGTGTATTAACTTTATTTTTATCAAATTTACCCATTACCCGAATTCCATAAGCGCGTTCATGCCCTTGATATGTCCTTTTTAATTTCTTTACCTGAGCAAGCCAAACAACTTGATGCGCATAAAAATCCAGTGCTTTACCACCCGCCCTATATGTTTTCTTTCCAAAAGATACACCAATTTTTGCCCTAACTTGGGATACAATAACCAAAAGAATATCCTTACCCTCAATGCTTTTGACCATATTCCGAAAAAACTTACTCGCATATTTCTGTTTTTCTAAATTGTAAGACCCTTTGTCTTTTACTCCTTTTCCCTTTTTTGCATCTTCTTCAAATTGTTTTACTTCTGCCTCAGATGTCAAAGCATCAAGAGTATCCACGATATAAATAAGACATGTTCCCCTTTGTAATTCTTCTGCTCTTTTAGCAAAATATCTACCAAATCCCTCAATTGTTAAACTATCCCGTGAACCAATATCATCCATAGTCATATTATAAACGTCTTCAATTGGAAAATCCAAAACAGCCTCGGCATTATCATAAACAATTTCAACTTTTTTAATTGCCGGAAATCCTCCTCTTGCAGATCTTCCTTTTAATTTATGATGAGCATAAGCAGCCAGTTCAAGAGCAAGCAAGGTTTTTCCTGTAGAATTATCACCGACAATATTTATAATTCTTCCCCGTGGCCATCCTCCCCTGGAATCTCCACTCCCTGCAAGATTCAACATTGAACAACCGGTATGAATATAATCCAAAGGAGTTTTACCTTTTCTTCTTGATGCCGGTTTTATTTCTTCAGCCCTGAATTTTGTATTTTTTACATTATCGTTTCTACGTTTTAATTGTCGTCTTGGCATAATTATTCTCTCATGTTTTGGCTGGGGGCAAAAGCCCCCAGCCAGTTTATTAATCTTATTTCCTACTGCTTCTGCCGCGTCCTGAAGATCGATCTTCACTCCCTCTTGATGATTCCCTTGAAGTCGTTCTGCTACCCCTTGCAGCAGACGTTCTATTACCCCGTTTCGGCTTTTCCGGTTCCGGTTCGGGTTCCGGTTCGGGTTCTGGTTCATTACTAGAAAGCTTGTCATTTTCCACGGCACAAGCCTCCCAATTAGGGCACTCTTCGCATTCCTGCTCGTCGTTTAAATCCTTCCCAAAAACAAAACCACTTGGACAATCATCGGATTGATTTTCCGGTTCGGGTTCGGGTTCAGGTTCGGGTTTTGCCTGACGTCGCCTATTAGAAGGTTTTTCTTCTTTTTCAGATTCGGGTTTTGTTTGCCTTGCCCTGGATCGTGGTGAAGATGCCGCAGGAACATCATTGTTTCCGGCAGTTTCTTCACCATCTATATCGTCCCCATAATACGCTTTGTATGCCTCATCGTAAGTGGGAATATAAATCAATTCGTCCAGACAAAATGCCTGATTTAAAAAATCATCACCAATATCATAATCACGGGGCTCAAAACGATGCCCTTCATATGAAGGCGGTGAGTCTTTCCCCTGGTCCACCAAATCAAAAATAATGGACCGCCCTTCATCCCTTTCAGGATCAGCGAAATAAATAATGGGGTCACCTGAAACATCACCGCCACCCCTTGCCACTTTCCGCGCCAGCTTATCAAAATGTTTTTGAGAATACCAATGGGCTTCCTCCCAAACCTGAATGCCCTTTTCTTCTTGCCCGGCATCATAACAAATAACGTTATAAAGACATCTTTGTTTAGGTTTAACTCCTTTAATTTCATCTTTTTTAGCGCCTTCGGCAACCAATTCCTTCATATGTTCACAAACAGGGCATTTTTCCCCAAAAGTTTTTGCCAAACAAAGAATGGTTGTTTCCCCATCCACCCCAACATTTTTATGAACCCAAACTTCCAAAAAATAAGTCCATTCCCCTGATGGAGTATGAGGATCATTAGCCCCAGCTATATAAGGGAGAATATCCAAAACATGAGTACCCTCCTTTGGCCTCCATAAACGAGGAGATGGATCTAAATCACCCCGTAAATAAGCCATTCCCGAAGATTTAGCCCTATCCTGTGAATCCTGCGTCCTTTTTCTGAGTTGATCCCTCATTGATTTTCGATCGGATGCTTTTTTTCTCGCCATCTTCAATCTCCTTTTCTGCTTTGTCCTTGGCTCTTGCCTCGAAGTAAGAAGTAAAAATCGCCTTGGCAACCAGACGAAAAGTAACATAAAGAAATATTAGGGATAAAAAAAATAATATCCCATAAGATAAAGCCATACCTATATCTTCCAAAAAAATTCTCATCACTTCTTTTTCCTTTTCAGATGACGAGACATTTCCTGGCGATTTTCACCTGACCTTTTTTCATCAAGGACTTTTTCAATATTTTGAGGTGCCCTTGGTTCCCCATGATATCCATTAATCCACAACTGAGCCAAATATTCCAATGCCTTTTTACGATGAACCATTGCCTCTTTTGCCGTTGCAAGAATTGATACATTCTTTTTGCATTCCAAAAGACAATCTCTTGCTTTGACAACATCTTCGTGACTTTTAATCAAAGCAATAATGGCATCATTGGTAGGTTTTTTATCAAATCCCCATTCTTCAGGATTTCTCCTTATATCACCATCAACTTCAGCTTCAACCAATTCCAAAGTCATTTTAGATTTGTCATATTCATCAACTGCAATGGAATGAAATTCCCCCCATTTCATAAACAAATGGGGTTGACTCAACCATTCCTGATCCAAATCGTTTTCATTGATTTGGAGATCATCTTTGTAATTTGATTTATCGCCCGTGTACAATTCTGTTTCCATTTTTATTCTCCTTTTTAATTATACCATATTTTTATTCAAAGTCCTGACATGACATATAACAAGAAAATACAAGTCCCGCCCTGCCCCTTTCCCGATAACTATCAAAGAAATAATCCATGATTCCGGCAAGTCTGGCATCATCCTTTTTCTTTAATAGAACAGAAGCCATGTACCCCAAAATGGCATAACGAATTGATTCAGGTTCATGTTCATCCAAAAGGACAGTAATGATCTTGGCAACTTCGGGCCATTTTGATTTTTCCCGTTTAAACATAAGACGACAAAGATCAATAATTTTATCCTCATTCAAGGATATATGATCAATTGTTTCAAGCAATTCATTTTTGTCTTCAATGTCAATTACTTTATCTAAAATTATTAAAGCTTCACGGGGAGATCCCCCACATGATGAAGCAATTTTTTTAATGGCATTACCATCAATTTCAACCCCCTCCTCCTCACAAACCCATTTTAAAAGTTCTTTAATTAAAATGGGATCAAGCAACGAAACCTTGAAATCGGTACATCTTGATTTTGTTGTAGGAAGAAGTTTTTGCGGTTCCGTAGTGCAAAGGATAAATAAACAATGCTTTGGAGGTTCTTCCAAAAGTTTCAATAAACCTTCTTCTGCAACCCCTGTCAGCATATGTGCTTCATCAAAAAAATAAACTTTGATATCCCCGTCTAAAGGGGCAAGACGGGCACTTCTATCCACTTGCCGGACAGTATCAATCCCCCTGGTATTTGCCATGTTAAATTCTTTAAAATCTATTCCCCCACAGCCCATCTCTTGTGCTACAAGCCTTCCAAGGGTAGTTTTGCCACATCCCCTTGGACCATGGAAAAGAAATGCTGTAGGGAAGCCATGACGGCGTTTTAAAAGAGTTT